CGGAAAGAGCTGCAACCTTGACTGCACCTTCTGGACGTTTGTGGACTACCCATGCGGCGATTCGCTGGGAGTCCTTGAACCCGTCTGTCACTCGAGGGATAGCACGTTCGAGTGCCGTCTCCATGATGTAGTCTCGAGCATGTTTGAGGACGAATTCTGAAGCTGATATTTCCATGCCTTACTCCGTGTATTTCGTTATGGGTGTACTGTATCACAAACTACGTGAATGTGAAACAGAAAGTTACTCGACCAATTTTCTTCCTTCGGAATTGATCTTGAATTCCCACTCCCGCATTCCGACAGGACGGAGATTTCCGTATCCTTCGTTAGCGAGCTCGATCGCTCGATTCATATGTCTTCGAGTCCATCCTTCGTGCATGTCAAGTCCGTTAAGGACGACAGCTCCGCCGTCATCTATAGCCTGTTTGAGTATAAGCTTGTCTGTCGGTGTAAGTTTCATCACATAGCCTCGTTCATGATTCTTACGAAATCCATGATCGACATCCCTCTGGACAAACCGCAACCGCCGAAGACACCGTCGATGATCTCGTTGACGTCTCTGTCGCTAGGAGCGAAACCCCAGACTTCTTCACAGAATTTGTTGAGCTCTCTGTCAGCGAGATGAACTGCGTTGTGTGCGCTGACGGATTTCTTGATCATGACGATGAGCGATTTCGCTTCGTCCATGGAAAGTTCTCTGCTCATGGTGCCTCCGATACTGTGATGTTTTCAGGAAGAACTGACAATTTTTCGTAGATCTTTCGGATCGTTCGATACTGACTTCTGTTGAAGAACTCCTCGGCCTTATACTCCTTACCGCCGAATTGATCTGCTAGGATGATTATGCCATCCGAGTTGAAGATCATCGAATCAAGTTCGCTCGTATCCATTCTCATTCTAGAAGAGAAACTCGTATGAGTGAAGCCATAGGAGTCGAAGATATGAAGAACTCCATCGTTACTGAAGCCTCGACAATTGCCTTGGTACTGCATCATCTTAGCAATCTTATCGACATCTTTAGAAGTGACATCGAGGAAGACGTTCTCTCCGAGAGAAATCGGAGTGGTGAAACTAACCATTATCGTCTTCTCTCATGTTGATCTCTTCGACACGGAATGCTTCCTTCATTTCGCGACGCTTAGCTCTGCGAAACTCAAGCTTGCGCTCGTTGGATCCAGGAGCTGGGAAGCAGCAAGGGCAGTGTACACCACCTGGTCCGACACAAGCGTACTTATCAATTCTTCCAGGCATCGTACTCTCCTACAGTTTGACGACGCGATACTTAGTTCTCGAAGGAGCCGGATCGTACCAAGCAACGGATCCGAATTTCTTCATCAACTTCTCATGGATCATGTCTCGGTTGTGGATCTTCGGGAGAAAGATGTGAGTCCAGTGCGATTTGATCTTTCGATCGGTCCACACCCGAACTCGGATCTTTACCTTTCCTTGACGAGCACTACCTCTAGAACCAGACATTTCGAAGTCTCCGTGGTTTTTGTTTATGGAATCAATCTAAATCAAAACCACGGAAACGTAAACAAGAAAGTTACTGTTTCTTCTTTGGAAATGTCTGGTACGGAAACGACTGATGCATCTCGACGATCTCTAGCATGATGTCGTCTCCAGTCTTCCAATTCCCGTTCGTATCACGGAACCTCAAGAGATCGTCACCAGTTCTTGCCACGTAAACGAGACAATTGTTTCCGATCGAAGAAGAGAAGTACTGCGCGTACCGATATAGAGACCAGACGTGCATTCTGGTCTTGTCGGTGAATTCGTGCTTGAAGATATCGACACAAGTAGGTTTCAGACAGATCTCGAATCGGCCTTCGTCTTCGTCCCAGTTGAACTCGATCTCGTCTGACTCGAACATCTTCTCAAGGAACGGTTTTCCGAGAGGATGGGACAGAAGGTTCGCTATATCTTCACGTTCGTAAGCGGCGAAGAGTTGCTTGACATCCTTCTGGTTCTTGAAAATCTGGAGAAGCTTGAGATGTTCCTGACGGACTCTGATCAGGTCTTCGAGTTCAACAATCCTCTGTTCGATGGTTTTACCTTCAAAAGAAAAGAAACTCATTTGCTTTGTTCCCAGAGTGTGATAGGTGGAGGGCAGGTCAAACCTTCGGTTGAGATAATGGATTTATTATCGGTAAAATCGCGGTCACTGCCCTGACCCTGATTTTTCACATGTTCGATGATCGCCATGGCGCTGAAGACTGAAGAAACTATTAGACACACGGCTATGAAGATGAGTAAGATGCCATTTCTTTCCTTATCAGACATGTCATACATCCAGATTGTTGATCTTAGGGTTCCAGTCCGAACCGAGCTCTGCGATCTTGCTCATGTTCTCTTCGACTGTCATAGCCATGCAAAGCTTGCGATCATCAGCTCGTGCACCGTTGAACAGGAGGTCGAGAACGTGAGGAAGATCAGGTTCGTTCTTCAGAGGTACTGCTACAGGATTTTGCAGATGATCGACGAAGTTCTCTTTCTGCAGAGAACCGAGACCTTTCGCTCTACGAATATTCCAGCCTTTGAACTTCGTGTAGTCGAACTCTTCGATGTTGTGCGGATAGAAGTATCGACGTTCCTTCTTGTTCTCGGCGATGATCAACGGAGTCGAGAAGATGTTGACGAACGCTTCATCACCGAAGAATAGCTCTGGCCAAAATCTGAAGAAGAACGAGATCACGAGAGGGCAGATCGATCCTTGGCCATCATTATCCGCATCGGCCATGATGTAGATCTTTCCGTATCGGAGTGCTTCGTAATTGACTTTCTTTCCAGGAACCAATCCGATTGCTGCACTCAGCTGTTCGAGGATCTTGGATGCGATGGCTTGAGCAGGCTTCTTGTGATAGACGTTGAGGATCTTACCACGTAGTGGCATGACAGCATGGATGTCTGGATTTCGGGCAGAGATCAGACCGCCTTTAGCAGACTCACCTTCCGTGATGAACAGCATGCACTTCTTTCGTTCACGACTGTTGCAATCGACGAGAGAAGGGATCTTCAATTTCTTCAGTCGCTTCTCGTCTTGATCCGACTTAGACTTATCAGACTGATGAGTACGAGCTGCACATCGTTCATAGATGTTCTCGATGAGTTGGCTGTTCTCCTTGATGAACTTCTGCCAGTCGGTCTTCTGAGTAAGCGTGATCCAGATCGGATGTCTCACTTCCTTGTTGGTCAGACGCGTCTTGGACTGAGAGTCGAAGTTCGGAGCTTTCATCTTGATCGAACCGAAGAACATCAGGTTCTCGAGGATATCGTTCTTGTTCGGAGAGAGCTTACGCTTCTTCGATTCCTTCGAAAGAGCTTCGAGAAGCTGTCGAGGAAAGTGATATCTGATCTCGTCGTCGTGTGTACCACCGTTGTACGCAGGAACGTTATTGACGAGAGAGAAGAACGATGTGTCTTCATCTGTCATCCGGACGAAGTACGATCCACGAGCATTTTCGTTCTCGAACGGAAACTCGATGACGTTCTTGTCTCCAGGAAACAAGTTCTTCTTAAGATCAGTGCTTCGCTTGATCGGAGAACCATTGAAGAAGAATTCGATGTCTGGATTGGTCTTCGCTATCAGCGTGACGAGAGACTTGACGACTTCCAGAGGAAGGATCAGATGTTCGAAGACTTTGGACGAGAGTTTGAAAGAAACTGACGTGCCGTGTTTCTTCTTGTCTGTCGATGTGATTGTTGGCTCTTCGATGAGAAGCGACTCTTCACCCTCGAAGAAGTTTTGTGCGAACTGTGATGCGTCTCGTTCCACAAGAAGAGAGAAGAACTCGGAGCAGTAATTGACCACAGAAATGCCAAGTCCGTTGGTGCCAGCCTGTTCACCACGTTCACCAAAGTTTCTGCCAGCTTTCGTACGAGAGACTGCAATCGTAGCAATTCGAGCTCCTTCTTCTTCGATGAAGTCGAGTGGGATGCCTCGACCATTGTCGCTGGTCTGTGTTATGCCAGTTTCTTCGTTGTAGAAGACTCGGATCATCCCTTTGCCGACGAATGACATTTCATCGAGATGGTTGTCGAGAGCTTCACGAAAGCACGTGAGAAGAGCAGGGACGAACGTGACTTTCTTCATTGAGAAGTTGTCGGTGAGTTCGTCATAAATCGGAAATTGAGCTTCGGTTGGAACACGACTGCCGAGGTACATTTCAGCTCGAAGTCGTGCGTGTTGGTAGTCATTGAGGATTTTGAAATCTGGTTCAGACATGAGACGTTTCTTAAGACCTCCGTTGTTTATGATTCTGATCTTATATCAAACGTTCTAAGAAGAGAACAAGAAAGTGTTAGCGAATTCGTAAACTTCTTCTTCAGTCATGCTGGATACGTCCATCATTCCGGACTTGCTGAACATGACTGGTCTGTCGATCTCTTTCTGAGTATACATCAAGAACTCCAGAACGATCTTATCGTAGTTCTTGATTTCGAACGAGTCTTCTGTCGAACCACGTTGGATCATCGTATCCCTGTTGGCGAACAGAGTCAAAAGACGCATGTCGATTTCGATATCGTTCTCTTTCTCGAAACGTTCTTTCATCTTGAGGATATTCGCTTCGAGTCTGGTCCTCTTCTGAATGCCACGTACAGCATCGAAGACGACAGTCGAAGGGAACAATCTCGGAACCACGAATGATCGACGTCCGTGTCTTACTACACACCTCTTAATGAAGCTGAGGAGTTGAATGAATTCACTGACAGCCATCGCGCTCGTAATAGCCGAGACGTAATACGGATCAGAGTCTTTCATATTCGAACGAGTGATTTCATAGTACTCTTTGTCGAGACCACGTCCGAGATTGTTGTGTCTGTGTCTGAGAACTGCGTACTCTTCGAAATGTTCGGCGAGTGTGTCCTTGCCTGTACGATCGAGACCTTCGATTACGAGGAGTTTGACTTTTTCTGTCATCGGATCAGCGCTCTCTCTGCTTCTTTCCAGATTTGATCGATCTTATCGTAACCCCAGTTGAGTGGAAACAGAAGTTTCACACGTTTGTCTTTGAAGATCGAAAGGATCTCGATCGGACCCATGTGGACAGTCTTTGTGATGTCTGAAGGCATGTAGATCCGAGTCTTCCGATTCGCGTAAATCGTGAGGAGATAGTCTTTGTGTTTCGTCGGATCGAGTTTGACGACTCTGTCTTTGATGTCTTCGTAGTACGGAAGCTTCTCGAGAGAATTGTTCGGATCTGTCAAACCGAAGACTGCTTCAGGATATGCGTAGACGAGTGCTTCGAAACCGTAGTCTGCATCTGTCAAACGATACGGGAAGTAGAAATCGATCTTGTTTATCTCGTCGAAGAGCTCCTTGGCCCAGTCGAGGTTCGGATACTTGACGAAATTCGTGATCTCGAAGATCTTCTCGTAGAGGTTATCCGGATAGATGTTCTGGTTCTGATTGAAGAAGAACGTAGCGATCGCTTGTTCGACTTGAGTCTGGAACCAAGGAGCTTCGTCCATCGAATACAGAGGATTTTCAGGACGAGGCGAACCAGGACAGACGAAGATCGTATGCTGACGATCTCGAACCTCGAAGTACGTGAGAATGAGGTCATCTACTACACGACTACTGAAAGCGACGTTCTCTTGTCGGTTCTCGAGAGCGTTCTTCCCGTACTTGATCGGAATGAACGAGATCTTGTTTCGGATCTCCTCTCGAAATTCAAGTCGAAGCCAGTCGCAGTCGTCATGACCGTTCTTGAGCTGTCCTGTGTAAGGAACAGTGATCTCGGCAGACTTGATCGACGAGATCTCATTGTCGAAATTCAATTCGTTGATGATGTTGATCATCGAGCGGAGATTGCCGTCTGAACGAATGTCGTACAGACCTGTCTCGTACGAACGCATCGAGTACTGCTGTTCGATCAGAAGAGTCCTGAGACCGAACGCTTTCGAATAGCTATCGACGAACTGTTGAACTGATTGTTGCTTCATTCGAGCCACTCCAGAGGCTTGTTAAGAAACTCGCGGCAGAAACTCCAGTCTCGTTCGTAGATGTGAGCGGAACCGATCATGCCAGTGAACTCACCGACAGTATAACCAGTTCTCTCAGCTACGTACTCCTGGAGCTTAGTGCCGATGAGGTAATCGTATGGCCAGACAGATATCATATTCTGACTGCGCATGAAAACTGTACAGTTGAGATGTCGCTCTTGCGAGTACTTCTGCACCGTGTCGAAAAGGAAGCCGATCGTACACGGATATTCGACAGTCTTCAAATCTCCGTTACGAAGAGATGGAAGGAGCTTGTTGTCGTTGAAGCCGTCGAGAACCTGGATCCATGCTCGACGAGTGTCAGGAAACGCCTTGAGTTCGTCGATCACCAGATCGAGCTGTTGACGAATGCGAGGTCCGTAGAACATGCTGAAGTTCGACGGAAGTTCGAATGAAGAGAGGTCCGAACGATTGGCATCGAAACGAGCAGCTATCGGGTTGAGGTCCAGAAGATTCTGAGGCATCACTTCTGAACCACTGAGGATCCAGTCAGAGAAGGCATGACCGTACTCGAAGTTCGGTTTCCTTACTCCGAGCGGCCAGTCTAGGAAGTGCTTTTCGAATTCGGACGAATGAAACTCCTGTTCGATGCAGTATCCGTAGTTCCTGGTTTCGATCGTTTTGCCAAATGCCGATTCTGTGACTTCTCCGTAACCTGTGATCACTTCGATCGTATCACGGAGTAGAGACGTAAAGTTGCTGTATTCTGCCATTGAAGACCTCTCTTCTGTTGATAATGTCAGTTTAACTCAAACGAGTTCAGAAGAGAAACTGTTTAAATCAGACGATCCGCGAGAGTCTTCGAGAACGGAGTGATGTCTGGGCTTTCCCAGCCTTCAGGCTTCAGAAGATCAGGAAGACCCATCGGATTGGGACGACCGGGCTTGATGCCACGTTCCTTCTTCAGATTTGCTTCCATGACTGTCGAGTAGCTTTTCTCGTACTCATCCTGAGTCATCGTGAAAGTGGCAGTTCCGTTGACGAAGACTGACATGTCGACGATAGCGTCATTGATTTCCTGGACAGCAGCGAGCATTGCTTCCTTGTCGTCTCGTTCAGCTGCATAGCGGAAGTCCTTGATCGCCTGGAGAAATTCGTTGACCTCTTCGGTGATCTGCTTCTCAGCACGGAATTCCAGGAACTTCAGGAACTTCTCCTTGTCGAACCCAGCAACGGTTTCGTAGAAGCCGTACTTTTTGTGCATCGTGTCTACTAGTTCGAATTGCATGTTAACCTCTGATTGAAGCAGCATCGATGAACTGACGCAGGTTATCTGCACAGCTTGTAAGATCGATGAGTGATGGATCATTGTGAATTGTGAAGTCGGCTTGTGCCTGGAGCTCAGCAATATGAGCCTCTGGAGCAGTTCCGTCATCACGAACTGTCGGATTGACGATAGCGATGAGAACGCCACCTCGATTTCGAACGGTCTTGAACTCGTTCGGGAAGCGTACGTTGTCAGCGACATTCGTCACACCAGGAACCACGGCGTCGAGAGAACGATCTACCCAGATGTTCTCGTAGATCATCTTCCGACCCCATTCAGTACCGAGAGAGTTCAGAGCGAACTGAATGCTCTTGCCTCCGAGCTTGGGATGAGGAAACTCTCGCTTGTGTTTTTCCTGGATCTCTTCCTCAGTGACTCCGAGTACGCCGAGCATCTGATACAGCGGATTGCTGAAACCGATCATGTTTACAGACGCATCGAAGAGTTGCTTGTACTTCCTCGTGATCGACGTCTTACCAGAATTCTTGTAGCCAATGAGACCAACAAGCATTATGCGATTTCCTTCGAGAGATGATCGATGACGGAATACAGAGTATTCACGCCGTCGTGCAGATGTTTGTCGTATTCGCTCTTGTTCCTCGAGATGGTATCATTGAATTGTTCGCGGAGCTTCTTTACTTTCTCAGCTACACGATTCATCATCTTCAAGAAACGCTTGGTGCGGCAGCCCATGTGGTACTGTTCGAAGCACCAGAGGAGAAGTTCACCACGATCGATGAAGTCGAGAACGATCTTCTCGAGAGGAAGAAGCTCGAAGCCTTCGAGGATCTTGTATTCGTTGACTTCGAGGTCATTTTCGATCTCTCCGAGAACGACTCCGAGCTTCGGATACTTCACCTTCGCAGCACCGACGACGTCTCCGGTTTCGTACTCGAGGTAATCATGGAACGTCCAGTGACGGATGAGTTCCAATGAAGCATCTGGAAAGAATAGAAGCAGAAGCTGAACGCCTCCGCCTAGATGATTCCCGATGTTGTAAGCATTCGGTGGACTGTTGGTAACAGTGGTGTGATTACGAATGATCGTGTTCGAACCACGTGTTACTTCCAGCTGCTTGAGTAGCAGTTCAATATTGGCCATTCAGATCTCCTGGGGATTTGTTATTGAGATCATACTTCAATTTTGTTACGAAGTGAAACTAAACGTCTCACAGTAACGCAATATTGAAGTAGAGGAACTCGCCTGAGCCGGATTTGTACATGACGATGTCGGACTCTTCGTTGTTCACTCGAAGTTCCTGGGTGGAGATGATTCTGGCATCGTTTGCTGCAGAGAACTCTCGCTTATTGCCGTTCGAACTTGCGATAAAACGAGCTGGAGTGTCAGCAGCTACGGTAGATGTCACCTCGATGAGATCGACCGTTTCCCGATACGAGAGGAACGAAGACAGAGTTTTGATCGTGTAGGTGATCGAGTTCTTCGCTACCGTGACGACGAGATCCTTGGGATCGGTGAAGTCGTGAGTCTTGTACCATTCCTGGAAAGCTTTCTGGACGGCTGGTTCGTACGCATACACCCTGACGAAATCAGCTGCGACGTAGGTGGTTGGCATGTCGGAAATCATTTTCTTATCCTTTCTCTTCTGTGCTATCCGGAGCATTCTTCCATGCTTCCAGTACGTAGTATGAGTCGATCACGTCTGACGCAGGACTTGCGCCTTTTTCGCATGCTAGATAGTCATGGACGTGGAAGCCGAACTCAGCAAACCATACGTCGGCCATGTCTTGTTTCTCTGCTTTGCCGCTTCCGAAGGCGTACTTCTTCACGGTCGTCGGAGAGATCGTTTCGATCCTGTATCCTTTGGATCGAAGAACTGCTTTGAGAGTGCCGGTGTTCTCGCCGATCTGGGCAAGACGACCTTTCGCACCGAACGCGTACGCTTCGAAGACCGACATCTCATTCGTTTCAGTCGGTTCGATTAGCTTGTCGAAGATCAGAGCCAGAGTGATGTATCGCTCCGTGTCTGAGTGCTTCTCACGAAGCTTCACCTTCTTCTCGTTGTTGATGTTCCCGGAGTTGTAGTGAACTCCAGTAACCGAAACGTTGCCTACCTCAAAGGAATGACAGAGTTTCGCGTTCGCATTGACGTAGAAGAACTGCAACTTCCCATTTCGAGAAACGCATACAGAAGGAGATGACATCGAGTAGTCTACTCCGATAGAGGCTTCACGCATATCTCTTCCTCACTTCAGCCGAAATCGAAGTTACTGAACTTCCCACGCTTGTCTTTGAACTTGGAGAAGTCGTCTCCCAATTGTGTGTTGTCGAATGTAGGCTTTGCATTATCAAGATCCACTGCGTCAGGTGTCTGAATGTTGTCGGCGAGATTTGCTGACTCTTCTTCAGAGATATCGAAGAATTTCATCTTCGCTCGATTGATCCCGACGAGGAACGACTTGAAGTAGTTCTTATCGCCGAAACGGTTCTTCAGCTGCTTCATAACAGCTTTATTCATCTTCTCCAAGTCTTCGTTGTCGTACATCGCAAACAGAGCATCGAGAGTGTTCGCGATTGCCTGAGACTCAGAGATGTCCTTGATTTCCGGAGAAGAGTTCTTCTGACCACCTCTGTTGAACTGAGTGGCAGTTAGAATTGCGATGTTGTGTCGTTTGGCTAGAGCTACGAGTTCTTCACAGACACCTTTCAGAAGAAGATAGGTACCGTTGGAAGCTGCGTATCTGAACGAAGCCATGAGGTTGATGTAGTCGACTACGAGTACGTCAACAGGTTCACCTTTCGCCATCTTGACTTCTTTGAGGTAAGTCGAGAGGTTCTGGGCTGTGACTTCGCCTGGTCCATATTCCTTGATGACGAAGAAGCCGTGTTTCTTGTTTCTCAGACTTTCGAACTTCTTTCGAAGTTCTTCTACGTCTGTCGTCTTCATCACTCCCATCGTTTCGTCGAGAGCGTTAGCTTCAAGACGACCTTCGATGCGAGAGTCGGACATTTCGAACGTGATGTATGCTACGTTCAAGCCCATTTCAGCAGCGTGAAGAGCTTCGTCACCTAGCCAGATAGACTTGCCGAACCCAGTAGGAGCAGCAACAGCTGTGACTGACTTACGTTCGTAACCACCGTTGGTGATCTTGTTGAGCATGCCAAGCTTGAACGGGAGCTTGTTGACTTCTTCGTCATACTTCTCGATCTTACGTTCGATGTCTTCGAAGAAGTCGATACCGATATCGTTGTCGAATTTCAGATTGATCGCTCGTTCCAACAATTCAGGAACGACTGAAGCCTTCAGCTTCTTCTTGTTTCCTTCGATGATGTCTAGAGACTCGAGAATTGCCAGATAAGTAGCACGTTGTCTACAGTAGGCTTCCGACTCCTCCATGATCCAGTCGAAGTTGATCTCGTCATCTGTCTCGAAGTTGATGACCTCGTGGCACAACTCCTTAGTATCCTCATCGATTTCCTTTTC